GATGTTGCTGTTGCATTAATGTTGATAGGACCTGATGCAAATACAACACCACCTAATGCAGTTACACTCACATTAGAAAATATTGTTCCACTAGCTACTGCTAATGAAAAACCTTCTGCATCCATTAGTGCATAACCTGATATTGCACCAGATGCTGTTCTTAATCGTATTGCTACAGCAGATGATGTTGCATCGGCAGATACACTTGCAGTGGCTCTTTTTTCTAAACCACCAAAACCTGTTACTGTTGCATCAGCAGTAATGTCACCACTAGCTAATACTGGATTGTAGAATAATGAGCTATATGGCTTTTCAGAAAACCCATGTATGCCAAACATTATTCACCCCAATCTTGTGAGTTCATCGCTGTAATTAATTCTGCAACATTTGTAGCAGCTTGAATAGCAGTTTGTAACCTATTAGATTCATTTCTTAATGCTGTTCGTTTTGTAGTAATGTCATCAGGTATAACAACATTTTGTTCATACTTGCGAGTAACATACCAATCTGTTTTAGATAATAAAGTATGTGATGTTTTCTTAACAGCTTCTTCACATAATGTTTTTAAACCTTTAGTGACTAATGGTGTTGTGCCATCAGGTTCATATAGTTGATTGCCATCATCATCTGTTTGGTTTACATCATCTAATGCTTTAGGTGTATTTATATCACCATTATGGTAATAGAAATCATCTTCTCTGTCTGTTTCATTTTCCGATGTAATACCAATAGCATCTTTTTCTGCCTGTGTTGACAATGCTAACCAGTTGCTAGGATATTGATTGCCATTATGAGTAAATGAACCATTAATTACTTTGCCGTTTAGTTTATATGCCATGTTTTATCCTGCTAATGAGTATTTTGCGTGAGTGTCTTTAAAAGCAACAAATGCATAAATTGTGCTACTTCCATTTAAATCTGCTGCTGTGTTTCTAATAGTTACACCATTAGATAGAAAATCTATATCTGCTCCGCTTGTATTCGGTGTGTTTGTTAAATCTAAATAATGAAATGTGTTTCTAGGGTTATGGGTATTTTGACCATTATCCCATACATACCATTGAGTAGTATTGTCTCTAGGTTTAATCCATATCATTGATGGTTTAAAGTTTAATGGAATAAATGTTTGTCCATTATCTGTTCCTGAACCACGATAATAATATATTCTGCCACCATCAAATGAGAAAGAATATAAAATATAATCATCACCACTTGTGTTTGTTAATGCACTTGTTCCAACTGTTGCTACAGTTGCGTTCATTAATGTGTCATTCCATATTGTAGAATCTGTTGTTCTAGCACCTAATGGCATAGGAATGTATCGTGTTACATTGGCAACTCTATGTGCTAATGCCCAATTTTGACTGGTGCTTAAATTTTTCACCATATAAAGATGTGAATATGAAAATGTTGTATTTAGCCCATGTCCAATCGTTGCACCTGCTGTGCCATTACCTGTGTATTTTGCAATACTCATGCCTGTTACTTCTGAAGCTGCACTCACTGTAGAGGTAATTGAACCTTCTGTATTAGACGATGTTGTTCCTTCACCTGCTTTCCAAAAGTATCCTACAAAGTTTTTACCACTTTCATTAACACCAACATCAGTTCCTAATGAAACACCATCACTGTTAAATGAAGTAATTGCATTACTATAATTAGCCGCATTACTACTGTTATTTGTATATAACATGGTATCTGTGCCAGTTGCACCACGCACTGAATCTTGCAGTCGCCAGTATCTTGCAGTAGATAAATTTTTAATTATAACTAAATCAGGTTGAAATTTTAATCCTGTAATGTCTTGACTTGTTCCGTTTCCTGTCCAAGTTTTAATATCATGAGTATCTTTACCTGATGCAATTTCTTGATCTCCAGTAGATACTCTATACCCTTCAACATTATATGAGTTACACTTTTTAAATCCTGATGGTGGTGTATAGTTATATGGCTGTTGTCCAAAATTTATAGCCATATCATAATTACTACCTGACGAAGCATCAGATAAACCAAAAATATTGCCATCATATTCAGATACAACATTAGTAAAGTGTGGGTTAGTGCCATTAGCTGGGTCACCTACACCTGCACCTCCTAAATTACCCCAAGTGCCGTTTACACCCCACCATACTTTATCATTATCTATATCAATAGCCATCATGATGGTATCACCAGTGGTAAATGATGCTGTGCAGTTAGTTGCTCCTGATGTGGTATATACTTGCCCATTTCTATATAACCCTGCACCATAAGCACTTTTAGTGTCTACTCTATAACTATCTGTATATGTTCCTGTAAAATCAATATATCGCTGTATACCAATCATATCTGAATCAGAACCGTTCACGATATATATTTCAATATACCACTTACCGCTTTGCCATGTATGACTAGCTAATTGAGTATGATTGACTCCGCCAGTTGATTGAGCCCTTAAATTACCAAAAGAAGTAGTTGAATTGCTAGACTTCCATAATGGGTGCATAGTAAAAAAATTACCTGTATCTTCATCAACAGGCAAAGGCACATCTTTCATCCAGTCATAAGTGTAACCAGATGTTAAAGAAATACCACTAGGTGTAAAGTCATATTCACTATATCCTTCACCTGTTAAAGATGAACCAGAAGCAACACTTCCTGATTGAGTGAAAGCACCGCCAGTTCCAACATTGGTTGTTTTTGTTGTGCCACCTGCACCATTTAAATATACAGTTGGCGAATTACCACTAGGTAAAGAACCATCACCACCAAGACCAACAGGTTTGCCACCTGATATAAACTTATCTAAATAAGTTGCTGGGTCTAAATATTCTGAATAGTTGACATATATTTGACCCCAATCAGCAGGTGTATTTGGTCCGTAAGGTGCATACAAGTCACCAGCAAATCCACAATAAGGCACAGTGTAATTAACATTATTATTATTGTTAAATGTGTATGAAGACATTGTTTCTTCAACACCATTAATATACACATGAAAATATTCGTTGACTGTATCCCAAGTTGTGTAAATGTGATACCAATCAGTTGTTGATGTTAATGTGCTATTAGAATTACTAAACAAGATATTACTAAAACTACTATCATATAATCTGACACTAATAGCACCAGAAGAATATCTATAAATAGCTACAGAATCACCAACAGAGTTATCTCTTGAACCCCATACTAAATCCCAAGCATTACCACTATTAGAACTTGGACTAGCGTTATCAAACTTGACCCACATTGATATTGTTCCTTGAGAACCATCTGATACACCTGATAATTGAGAATATCTATAATATCCATTAGTTCCGTCTGTGCTGGCAGATAACATAGTGTATTCAGCTTTATTCTTGCCTATTTCAGTTACACCTAATCCTGAATTATCAGCAAAGTCTAAATGAACACCATTTAATCCATAAGAGCCAGTGTATTCTTTTGGTCTCCATGTATTATAGGTTTCATCATACTCGCCAAAATCATCTGCTGTTAATGCTTGATTGTCAACAATTTTAAAGTCAGCAATATACCCTTCCATAGTATATACACCAGACCCATAACTATAACTTCCTACTGTTCTATCCCAGTTACTGTTAAATCGTGTAACTTGGTTTTGAGGTATTGATGAAACTGTGTTTGTAACAAAATCAGTTTCTCTTTCACCATTAATATACAACCTCATTCTATCTGCCGCAGTGGCATTTGTTGTATCTAATACTGCAACAATATGATACCAAGCAGTTGGGTCACGGAATACTCTAGTGGTTACAAGTTGATAATTAGTTCCACTTACGGTTAATAAGAAATGTAATCTATATGCGTTTGCATCAGCAGAACTTCTTGTAAGCAACGATATTCTATTATTGGCATCACCGCCTTGCTCAAAAATGTAATGATAGTTGTCATGACGAGCATCAGAAAGTTTTACCCAACAAGATATTGTGCCTGTTGTTCTTCCGTTATTTGTATAGCACTTAATACCATCAAAGTTAGCATTTGTGTCATATCTAAATCTTACACTTTGCTCAATGTTGTATTGTGCCTGTTGACCACCTGCTGGTAATACAATCATTAACCTACCCCTAAACTACGACCTTGTTCATACAAGTTTGTGCCATCACTTCTAAATACTAAATAATCTTTAGCACTAGCTGTTGTGGTTAATGTAGGTGCTGTTGCTCCTGTAAATTTAAATACACTGTTCCATGTTGCAGTTCTTGAGCCTGTGCCATCTTGCACAATTTCTAATGCGTAGAATCCACCATTTACTAAATTAGTAGGTGCTGCAAATGTTCTATTACCAGCTAATGTAACTGTAGCCACTTGACCACTATCTGTATCCCAGTTAATTGTTGCACCATCTGTTAATGTTAATGTTGGTGAATATCCTTGACCACCAATGCTTAAATTATTAGAAATAACCAAATCATCATTAGAATCTAATGGAGTAGATTTTTCAGCAGGGAATGTTACAAACACATCACTTGTCCCAGCTAATGTAATAGCACTTCCACTATTAGATGATTCTAATATGGTGTCACGAGATAAAGTTGTGCCTGATGCTGTATAAGTTCCAAGACCTGTTTCCCAGTTGTTTCCACTTACAATAGCGTAGTATGTTGTATTTCCATCACCTATGGCAGAAAATGATTGAAAACCATCTACTGCACCAGCAAGCGTAACTGTGCCTGTTCCTGTGGTTGTAGTTGTTTCTCTTACTCTATCTTTAACGACAAGTGCCATTATTTATCCTTAAGCTAATGTAACTGTTAAGTTGCCTGATGTAATTTTAAAGATGTCACCTGTGTCAATTGTTTTAGATGTATCTAAAGGTGTGTGAAATAACATATTACCAGCAGAAGCAGCATCATGAATAGCCACATGAGTAACTGTTCCCCATGAAGCAGTAGCTGTTGGAAATGTAACATCAGATGTGTTTTGTGTTACACCGTTACTTGGTGCATCAAATGCTGCTGATGTTCTAGCATATGAACCACCTGATACTTCTGTTCCTGAATCAGCATCTGTTGGGTCACTTGTATATAAAGATACATACACCGTTGTAGGTGCAGTAAAATTTGTTGCTCTTAAAGCTGCATTAATAAATGCGTTTTCTAAATAATTACTAAATTCTGCCATTTTAATTTACCTCGTTGAAAGTGTTATAGACATTGGAGAAGATGGATATTCACTATCATCATCACTTGCTCTTAATGATGCTAGACCTCGATCATACAAAGATGCCCAAGTTTGAATTCGTTCATCATTCATAAGATAAGGTTCTGCTTCTGCTAATGCACCGTATAACAATAAATCTGGGCAGTTAGCTAAAAATAAGTTAGATGCGTTACTGTCTGATAAAAAATCAGGTTTATGGTAATACACCATTCTTAATGTGTATGCAGTATCAGGAACTGGAGCAAATTGAAACTCACTGCCTAATAATGTATACATAGTAGGAACGCCTTTATCTGTAACTCTAGCGTTTCTAAAAAAGTTAGATGTGTTTTGAAATTTCAATACTCTGACTGGAGTTGCATCTATGTGTAAATCTTTCATTGCAAGAAAGTCAGATGGTAGAGATACTGTAGAATCATCAGCAGTTGCTGTTGCTGTAGCTACTTTTAACATTTGTCTAATGCGTAAATCTCTACGCAATCTTTCTTCTGCAAGACGAATAAAGTCAGGTATTTGTGTATCTAAATCTGTTCGAGCCAAATACTCACCTATCTTTGTCTTTAATGTTGTATAGCTAGTAAATGCCATTATACTCTGCCTTGTCTTGTTCTAAAGAATCTGTTGTCTGGGTTATTTAACCATGCTTTAAATTTCTTTTGATCTAATACTGCAAATCCACGCATGATTCCTGCTTTGTTTAAATCGTCTATTACTGTCAGTGGAATAGATGCAATCTTATTGTCAAAGACATCATCACCCCAACGACCATTTGTTGCGTTGTATTCTTGTTTATTTTGTTCTACGATGTCTGTTACATCTTGTGTAGTAGCTACTACGATTTGACCATTGTCTGCTTCGTGTGCTGTTTGTGTTCTTACTTCATCTTTTTGTATTAGCTTTGCCATAACAATCCTAAAGAAAAGACCCTCCGAAGAGGGTCATATTCTATTACTCTGCAATATCAGCAATAATGCCGTGTGCAGCTTCGTTTTTAACTTCTAGTGTGTATTCAACTAAAAGCTGTGTTTTTTCGCTGTCACCAGCTTTAGCCAATTCGTTTGTAGCGAATGGGCGTAAGTATGCAATAGAAGCATATTCTGGGTCTAAAACAAATGCAACTTCACCATCGTCTTGACCAGCACCGCCTGTGCCTACATTACCAGCAATATCAGCAGTCATAAATCTGTTAGGAACAACAGATAATGTGCCAAAGTCTGATAAGTAAACATCAGCAGCACCAACGATAGTTGTTGCTTTTTGTGATGGAGCCATGTAACGCTGTTCAGCAATACCAGCAAAACCTGATACTGTTTGTTTAGCTGATGGAGTTACCATAAGAACTGATGGATCGCCACCTTGCTCATATACAGCTTTAACATTAGCTTTTAAAATAGCTTCTGTAAATGTTCTGTCTGTTCCAGAAACACGCTGTGTAGAGCCGTCAGCACCAGCAACGCCAGTTGCACCTAAAGATGCGTTAGTTTCTAGCCATGCTTGTAAACCACCTAAAGTTCTTGCTGTAGATGATGAACCTGCACCAGCAGCTTTGTTTGATAACAAGATTTTTTCCATATCTCGTTTAAGTTCAGCAGAAGCCTTGCTTAACTGATATGCTTTTTCAGATTTACGACCAGCCTTATCAACAGCCTCTAATGTGCCAGCGACTTGGATAGTTTTTTGTGAAATCTGTGTGTAGTTACCAACACGAACTGTTGGAGACATTGTAGCTGAAGAAGCATCTGCACCTTCAACTGCTGCGTTGTCAATATCAGCCGCAGCTAATGAGTCTGTTTGCCACTCGTGGTAAACACCAGTTGCTTTTGTTTTACCAACAGATGACATAAATGGTGTGTCTGTTGGAGAGATGTTATAAATTACATCAGTTAGGTCTTCTCTTTCACCTACTGCCTGATGGGTTTGATATGTTGCCATAATTATTCACTTCCTTATGATATAAAGTTTTCAAAAAGAGCCGCAGCATCCCTAGCTTTACCAGTTTGCTTTAGCTTATTCATTTGTTTTTTGCGAAGATCAC